AGGCACTCACTCAACTATGATAATGTCGCTCTTGGACGACTGCCCACTAATGTTACAACTGACCCCTCAGTTAGGGCAATGCGTGAGTTGGCTTACTTACCAAAAGGAGAGATGGACCCACACGAAGTACCAGACAGTAACCCAAGGGTAGCAGCAAGATGATTTTAGAAACATTCTTGATACTAGCAGCATTACCATTTGTTGCACTATCATTATTCTTTGGAACTAAAGGTGGTTATTATGATAGTGATGACTATACTGGTGATGGTTGTGCTCACGATGTTCAAAGATGAAATCAATTTTTAAAATATTCTATACAAAATGGTTTAGATCTGCACCAGTTGTAGCAACCATTTGGTTGACTGTTACAGCAGTCATACTCATAGAGTTTAATTACTTCTTCCCAGACCTTTTGTTCCATCCTATGCAATGAAACCTATTAAATGGGAAGCTTATATCTTATTAGAATCTAATAGATTAACTAAGGTAGAGTTTCTTTGTACATCAAATTTAAGACAAGATGCTGAACAGAAATGTAAAGCATTGTTTGGTGTATCTGATGTAAGGCAATTGAAACGGATATGGACAGATAACTAAGTGTCCACACATCATTGATATGCTTTTTAATTCTGTTATAATAAGCATATAGAAACAAAGAGTCATTATGCCAATCAAGTCAGAAGTTACTACTGAACAAATTATTGCTTTTCTTAAGGACAAGCATGGATCTAATGCTAAAGTTGATACTATCGACTTGAGAGCTGCAGGTAACAAACTTAAGTTATCTTATCCCACTGTTAACAAAAGACTTAAAGCATATAAGAGTGGTAGAGGTACTTGGGATTTGACTGCTTTAGATATTGAGAAAGCATATAAAGCACCTGCTGCTGAACCTGTTGTTAAAGTTTCTTATGTTCCAGAAAAAGATTCAAACTATGTACCCTTCGGGAATTCCACGGCTCTTAAGAAGATTATTAATTCTAGACATTTTTACCCTGTGTTTATTACTGGTCTTAGTGGTAATGGTAAGACACTGGGGGTAGAACAGACTTGTGCTGCTCTAAATAGAGAATTGATACGTGTTAATATAACAATTGAAACCGACGAAGATGACCTTATTGGTGGCTTCCGTCTTGTCAATGGTGATACTGTTTTTCATAATGGACCAGTGGTCGAGGCTTTGGAGAGGGGAGCTGTACTCCTTCTAGATGAGATTGACTTAGCATCTAATAAGATTCTATGTTTGCAATCAGTACTAGAAGGTAAGGGTGTATTCCTTAAGAAGACTGGAAGGTATGTTAAACCTGCTGCTGGATTCACTGTCATTGCCACTGCTAATACAAAAGGTAAGGGTTCTGATGATGGACGTTTCGTAGGAACCAATGTTCTTAATGAAGCATTCCTTGAAAGATTCCCAGTAACCTTTGAGCAAGACTATCCATCACCAGTTATTGAACAGAAGATTCTAAAGAATGTTGGATGTGAATTGACATTTGCTGAAAATCTGGTAAAATGGGCAGGAGTGATAAGGAAAACATTCTTCGATGGAGGAGTGGATGAGGTTATCACAACACGTCGTCTTGTACACATTGCACAAGCATACAGCATATTTGGTGACCGCCTAGTTGCTATCACTAATTGCGTAAACAGATTCGATGATGATACTAAGCAATCATTCTTGGACTTGTATACTAAGGTTGATGCTGGTGAAGAAACTGAACCCCAAGAAGGAGAATTTTAATGCACGGAGATTTAGAACCAGAAGAACATCACTGGCCAGAGGATAATGAACATGACCCTCGTTATGTCAATGATCTCTGGGAGGACATGGACCGCCTCAACGCTTTGTACGAAGAAATGATGTGGCCACATGACGATGTGCTAGAATTTATACCCGATCATGCAAATGATCGGATTATTATTCAGAACAAATCTAGAAAAGGTTTATGAAGTACAATGAAAATGAGATCTTGAAAGAGGTCTCTGACTATATCAGTGGGACTTATAGAGGTCACTACTCCTCAAACAATGTTCAAACACTTGACTTGATTGATTCAGTAGGTGACGCAGAGGCATTCTGTAGGTCTAACATATTGAAATATGCCTCAAGGTATGATAGAAAGGGTACAGCACGTAAGGACATCGTTAAGATTATCCATTATGCTGTACTCCTTCTACACTTTAATGATAAGACTGCTGCAGCAAATGCTCTCCAGTCTACATCTACTCCTTTCTCCGTTGATTATGACAAGTAAATGACCGTATTATCCAAACCAACACTTGAAATTCTAAAGAACTTTTGTTCTATTAATAAATCACTTGTTATCAATCCTGGTAATAAGTTGAGTACACTAAGCATTAACAAGAACATTCTTGTGTATGCTGATGTTGAAGAATCATTTGATTCACAATTATCAATTTATGACTTGGGTGTATTCCTTGGTGGTCTATCTTTATTTGAGCAACCATCTATTGATACCTCAAGAGATAATTATGTTACTGTAAGTGACACTAAGGGTAGGTCTAAGACCAAGTTCTTTTATGCTGACCCTGACATCATTACTCAACCACCTGAGAAAGAGATTAGTCTTCCTTCTGAGGATGTTAAATTTAGGTTAGAGTCAACTGCATTACAACAGTTGCAACGTGCTGCAAGTGTTTATCAGTTACCAGATTTATGTTTGTTTGGTGATGGTGAGAAGATGAATTTGTGTTTGACTGATAAGAAGAATGATACTTCTAACACATATTCTATTGAAGTAGGTACGTCAGAAGATGAGTTCTGTTATTGCTTTAAGGTAGAGAACCTTAAGTTGCTTATTGGAGATTATAATGTTACACTAAGTAAGTCGAACGTTGCTCTCTTCCAAGGTGAGGGTATCAAATACTTTATAGCATTGGAACCTAATGCCTAATGATTTTTTATGGGTAGAGAAGTATAGACCTCAGAAAGTTGAGGACTGTATACTTCCTACAGAAGTGAAGACCACCTTTAATAGTTTCATAGAGCAAGGAGAGATACCAAATCTTCTACTCTCTGGAACTGCTGGAGTTGGCAAGACCACTATTGCGAAAGCATTATGTAATCAACTAGGAGCTGACTTCTATGTCATTAATGGATCTGATGAAGGTAGATTCTTGGACACTGTACGCAATCAGGCAAAGACCTTTGCTAGTACTGTTTCTCTTACATCTAGCAGTCGTCACAAAGTTCTCATTATTGATGAAGCAGACAATACGACACCCGATGTACAACTCCTCTTACGTGCCTCGATTGAAGAGTTCCAAAAGAATTGTAGGTTCATATTCACGTGTAACTTTAAGAATAAAATAATAGAACCATTACATAGTAGAACAACAGTAATTGATTTCAATGTCCGTGGAAAATCTAAACAAGCTCTTGCAGGTCAGTTCTTCGAGAGATGCAGAGACATCCTTACCAGAGAGGAAGTACGGTACAATGACAAAGTGGTTGCCACAGTTGTCCAAAAGTACTTCCCAGATTTCAGAAGAACACTCAATGAACTCCAAAGATATAGTTCAACAGGTTCTATCGATACTGGAATCCTCGCAGCGTTAGGTGATGCTAAGATTGATTCTCTTACAGAGTATCTAAAGAATAAGAAGTTTAATGATGTTAAGAAGTGGGTTACTCAAAATTTAGATAGTGACCCTACTGCTATAATGAGAAAATTATATGACAGTCTTTCTACTATTATGGAAGGACCAAGTGTTGCTGCTGCTGTACTTATTATTGCAGAGTATCAATACAAGTCTGCTTTTGTGGTAGACCAAGAGATTAATCTTTTGGCATGTTTAACACAAATTATGTTGGAGTGTGATTTCAAATGATTGATGATGATGTGAAGATTACTATCAACCTCAACAAGTTGGTAGATGCAAGAGCAAGACTCCAAAGTCAATATGGAGATTACTCTAGTAAGATATGCAAGGGTGAGTACCTTGATGAGAATGATATTGATAGGATAGCATCTGGATTAAGAGATACTCTAACATGGGATACATTATACTATATGATTGATGATGCCATCTTAGAATATCTGGGTGTAAAGGAGACACATTATGGTGAGACTGCTGGTAATGAACCTGCTGCTACCTATGAGAAAAATAGACAACAGTTTAAGATGGTTAAATTAGAGAGTCCATCATGGACTATTGAGGTTCCAGTAAGGAAATGAATAATATCCTTCAGTTAGTAAATCCCAAGACACAACATTACATTGCTTTTAAGAAGTATGTAATGTCAAGTGATATGACTTGGTTTAGATATACTAAACAACAGGAGGACAATTATCACAACTATGATATTAAGTCTAAGTCTTTGTTTGAACATCCAAAGATGAATCTTAATAAGATGGGAGATGTTGAAACATTCATTTCACCATTTTTAGGGAGACCAACTTCGGATGAACCGTACCCTCATCCTCAAAATTCACTAGAATATATAGAGGGAGCTGTAAGAACTCTTAAGGAGATATTAGATTACAATAAAGTAGAAATTAATAGTTTCTTGAGAGTTGCTGCTAATATGGTCTATCCAGATTCTAAGGTAGATACTACGTTCATACATGTTGACCATCATTGTCCACATAAAAATATGTTAGTATATCTTACTGATTCTGGAGGTGAGACTATTATAGAGAATGATTATCATGATCCTAAAGAGGATGATGCAATCATTTTTGAAGGGTATCATACTCACAATGTACCCAAGACAAAGGCTAGAATAGTACTAGTCGCAACTTTTGTTTAACATGATTACTAAAGAGAAACAAAGAGCACAAGTCAAGTCCAAATTTTATTATATCTTTTGGGGTCTTGCAACTGTATCAGTATTTGCTGGACAGTTATATGTTGGGTCTGGGTATCGTCAGATGTCGAGATCTTTCAATCGCATCATGGATGCTATTGTTATTGAAGTCGAAAGAGGACTAGGAGATTCACGGAGGTTTTACTAATGATTTTAGTTTTTATTATCGTAGGTTTATTATTCTTTATTATGGGATATGGTTTATATCTCACAATAGGACCAGGTAAGGCAGACTTACGTGACCCTATTGACGAGCATGCTAAAATGCATGAACTAGGTATCGCACATGGACATGGTGGAAACAA